ACAAATCCCACAACTAACTGGTTCTTCTTCACCGTTTTTCACTCGTACAACATGCTCGATATTTTCTTTTAATTCTTCTAATTCGTATATCATTTTTTCTTCGCTAAGAGTGATTAGTTTTGCTTCACTAGGTGTTTGCTTAGAGACAGCTGCAATGAGAGGAAGAAAATTTTTGTCATATTGTTGCCGAAGCAGTTCGCAATAAACAGCCATTTGCAACACGTAACCGAAGCGTTCAATAAAATTTGCTTTTCTGTTTAAACGTTCATCCCACTTTTTCTCGTGTATATCTTTGGTTGTCTTGATGTCTACAAAGTACTTTTCTTCTAAATTTAAACAATCAATTTTCCCTTTCCACATTGCACCGCCGATTTCACCTGTGACGATCACTTCTTTTTCGCCTTGATAAATATTTAAAAAGGCTTCTTCTTGTTTTAATCTTTCAATCATCTGCTTCGCAATTTGGAAATCTTTCAGTAGACCAAACGGTTTTCTTGAAGAAAACATCTTGCTTTTGTTTTCTTCTTTAAATGCTTCATGAATTTCTGGTGATTCAAAGTAAGAATGAACGTAATTACCAACTAGCAAGGCTTTTGGATCACTCTCTGGTGTCCATTCGCCTTTTAACTTGGCAAGAGCTGCAGCTTCACATTCAAGAAATTTTTTATATTGAGAGACAGACATATAAGCTAGGTCCGCTTCTTGTGAATAATAATTTTCATCAGAAAGGATAATCGTCTTCTTCAATCGTTGAGACATCAGCTTCACTCTCTTTCTGATTGGTTTCATAACCAGCCATCACATCTAAAGTTTCCTGAACTGGTTCTTCTAAAATTTGGTCCGCCACTTTCGTTAAATCATCTTTTTCAATTGGTTTAGCTTGTTCAATATCGTTTTCTTGCTCAATAACTTTTTTATTGTTGGTAAATATTTTTTCTTCGAGTACCGCTGTTTGTTCTTCTCGCTCTGGTGTCACATCTTTTCGTTCGAATTCATTTTCGAGCGTGTCTTTAGCAGCTTGCACAAATAAATCATTATCGTTACTAGTGTTAATTAAATATTTAGCAGCTCGATTGATGACTGTTCTTTTTGCCATTTCTTCTGGGAAATCGTTTTGAACATTTTTTGTTTTTGCTTTACTCCATGATTTATCAATTTGTTTCTTTGTCATGACGGTTGTTACTTCTTTACCATTCGATAGTTTAATGACCACATAAGCAGCCTTGATGTCGTTGTCTAGGTTTTCGAAGGATGTTTCATGTTTAGCAACAACTAAGTCGGGGCCGTCCATAGCAATTTCAAATACATCGCCTTCTCTGACTACAACAGGCGTGATATCTGCCCCTCCTGTTACTCGATCTAACACAGCCATGGTTCCAAAATATGAGCGCATAAGCTGGACTTTATTTCCATATTTGATGAAATAACATTGTTTTTTTGCTGGTGATAATCCTTGAATGACCATGTCTAGTAACGCGTTAGAAATAGATGTTTTAGTTTCAGGGTTGTTAGCTGCCAACTGAAGAAGGTTTCCTCCTGAATTGTTGGTTAGTTCAAAGAAAGCACTTTTCAAAGCATTCTGCGGGCTATAGCCTGGTGGCATTTCTAACCCTTGCTCTTGCAATCTATTTAAATTTCCGATGACTTGTTCATCTAAAGATCGTTGTGTCATTTGTGTTAAATCGTTACTCATATTTATGTTCCTTTCTTGGTATAATATTTTTAAGTGAGCATTGTGCATACATCTAAAATTTACAACAAACTTTGCTATGGGTTGATTTCTTGATTCATAGCTTCTTTTTCTATTTCTTTGTACGTCCATAATAAAGTCGCACTTAGTAATCTAAACGCATTATCCTTTCTCATGATGTCCTCATTACCAAAGACATCTAACAAAATGCTGTCGACTTTAGAATCTATCATTCTTTGCAAGTCCATTGCTTCTTTATAAGTTCTTGCGTTTGTTTTAATCATATCTTTTGTATTTTCTTGAAATTCATACAAAGCAGGTAAAAACGGTTCAATCACTGCTACTATAATTTGATCTGCTTTTACATCTAAATCGTTACTCATATATTTTTGCTCCTATTCTTTGTTATACTATTCGTAAAAGTGAGGTGATTATGTTGCTGAATTATGATGTTGATAGAGTTGAAAAAATTGATACTAGTGAAACAGAGCTTGTAAATCTTTTGCTTGATCATGGTTGGAAAATATTATCAATTGTTCAAGAATCTATTGATGGTTCTTCGACGTTACAAGGTTTTGCGTCATCATTCTTTATTTTGGGTGCATCTAAAGAAACTGCTGAAAAATATCCCATTAAAAAATCTAAGGATGAACTCGAAAAACTCATTGAGAAAAAGTACGGTTTTTAGTAACCGCATTTTCAAAATAGCGGTCATCAATTACAGTGATGACCCTATTTATTTGTTCATAACTAAGACCATGTTTTTTTATTACCTTTTTTAACTCATCGTACAAGGCTGTTTCCTCAATATCTAAATCAAAACCTAAAATTTCACGTTGATCCATTAAACTCATTCTCATTATCAATTGCTTTCTATTCATATTTGTTTCTCCTCTTCTTCGTCATATTCCCATGTTGGCTCTAACACTTCTTTTTCTTCTGGCGGCTCTTGCCTAGCTCCTAATGAATCAAATTCAGGCATTTTCACCACTCCCAAAACAATTTTATTTTGCCGTCTTCATCGTCTAAGTGAAAAACTCCTTCTTCTTCTAACTGCATCAAAAACGGTGCTGTAGCCCCTTTTTCTTTCACTACTACGCTTGTTTTTCCTGCGCTGGCAGCGTTCATGATATCTTGAACAATTTTGTTTTGAGCATTAATCATCATCGCTTCAAAAATTGAATCGCTTAGTCCGTTTACTTCGATCATCGCAACTCACCTCGCAAGAAAACTTTTAATAATACATCGAGCTCAGTCTCATGATTTTGTTTAGTTGAAGAAGATTTTATATCGGCAAAATCTTCTTTAATTTCCTTACATTTCGAACAATCACAATCATGGGAAAGGGCTGTCTCTTTAAAAGTTTCAAGTAATTGATTAATTGCTATGGCTTGTCCAGGTAGAGAACCCGCAAGTATAACTCCTGCCCCTTCAACTTCTGAATCAACAGCTACGCAAGCAAGGTTGATCTTCTCTTTTTGACATTCATTTGCTAATTCCATTAATAAACTTTGAATTTTTCCATTCATTTTGATATACTCTCCTTGAATTTGATATTTGTAACTGACCTACTTTGATGGCCGTCGAAGTGGGTCTTTATTTGTTGTTCCATCTTTTCATTCATCATCATCAGACATCGTTTTATAAATTCTTTCATACAGATTCAATTGTCTTTCAAGCTGATTTAATGTATAAACGCTATTGTGTTTACGTTGATTAGATTGCATAAACTGCAAATTATTCTTCAATACATCGATTTTTTCTAGCACTACTTCTTTAACCATTTCAGTTTCATGTTCATTCAAAACCGACTTAGTCTTGGTTTTCATATGTGGTGGTATAGCTTGTTGTCGAGTTGGTAAAACAGCTCCTGTCCTACTATCTTGAAATGTTGATTTTTCTCCTTTCATTTTTCCAGTTACCTTCCAACCATCAGGAGTAGGCTGAATACATCTCATGATACGTATCTGTCTTTCGCTTAAGTTACTCATTTTGCATTCAATATGATTCAATCGATTGTGTAAAATAAACAACCAAGTACAGAAGATGCTTGGTACAACAATAATGATCGCGTAAACTACACCCATTTATTTCACCTCGCGATCTTCCAGCGCTAAATCATAAATTAAAAGCCAAATGATAAAAACCGCTATATAAATGTTTTGAATTAACGGACCAATATTGCCACCTACTAAAAGCCCCAAACCAAAAACGATTAGCAATACTGCAATTCTTCTTAAGTTATAAATTTTTCTCATTTCATTTCTCCTTAAATATGCATTCTATTTTGAATCTCTAAGTATCTTAAAAATTCAAGTTCTCTTTCAATTTGATAGGCTTTTCCTTCGGTCAGTTGTTCTGATTGTCTAAGCGCTGCTCTATCATCTTGTAGCTGTTTACGCTCTTTTTTGATTTGGTTGAGTATCCAACTTTCTTGTTCAGTTGTATAAGTCATAATATTCTCCCTATGCAATGTCGTTTAAGTCAAAGCTCATTTGTCTTACAACTGTTTTTGTGGCTGTGGACGGCTCCCAGTCATTGATATATTCAATTACGATTGGATAATGTTTTTCTCTTAATTGTGATCTGGTACCCACGCCTGTAATTTGCTTAATACCTGAATTAATATCTTTGTATAACTTTCCACGCTGTTCCTTTGTGATTTTCCCAAATCCTCTTGCAACTTCTGCTACTCGTTGATGAACTCGACGTGATAAGTAGCCATAATCATCTGCACCGATTTTTTGATTGTCTTTTAAGTCGGCTACTTCTTTTTCAATTACATCTACACGCTCATTTGTTTCTTCATTTGCTGATAAAGCAAGCATCGCCAATTCTCTTTGCGAGGTTGGAAGTTTAGGCTGTTGAATTTCTTTTTCCATTTGGTTAAAAGCTTCGATGTATTTCAATTTAAATTGCAAAGCTTTTTGACCTGTGAATCCCATTGCCAGTAATGTAAATCCATCTCGGTTCATAATTACTTGGCGATAGGATTGTTTGTTTTGTGGATGAATATAGGTATCTTCGTAAAATAGGTCGGCATAATTTTGTGCCACCCCCTCTTTTAATTCATCAATGGCTTTTAGAACAACTTTGTGTTCTTTTCCGAAAGTTTCTGCAACTTGTAAACTACTTGTGACCGCTTGTTGGTCTTTCATAATTACTAAATTTGTCATTTTGATTATTTCCTTTCTGGTATAATTATTTTGAAAGTGAGGTGAAAAATATTATGGATTACTCAAAAATTGTCTTTACATTAGAGTTATACGATGATAACGCTAATTCTTCAGCTAATGCTTTACTTGAAGAGGGCTGGCTACTAATTAGTGTAGGTCCTAAGTTAATTGATATTGTCAATGGTCAAGCCTACTACAATACTTCTTATGTTGTTGGAGCAACAAAAGAACAGTATGAAAGTTATTTACAAGAGGACCCATCCAGCCTTATTTAGTTTCAATAATTTCAATGTAAAGCTCTTTATCTGCCAGATAGAGGGCTTTGTTTTTTTCTTTATAACTTAGGTTGCTTTTTGAACAAATATCTTTAATTTTATCTGCTAATTCATTCACTTGTTTTGACTGTTCTTTACGTCTAATATCTGATGGCATCCCATCTGTTAATTGAATTCTTTTCATATGACACTCTCCTTTTTCTAAATCATTAAACATTTCCATAAGTCTGTTCATAGTTGGATTAATATACATCCAACAACTATACCGAGAATAAAGATGAATATTTGAACGAACAAAGATTCTTTATATCTATTTTTCGCCTTAGTGTCTTCTGCCAAAGTACTAAGGCTATTTGCAATGCTTTCCAATGCAATAACTGTTCTTTCAACCGTATTCATATTATTTCCTCCCTAAATTTCGCTTGCCCAAGATTTATCTTTTTTGTGATAGAAGCCATCTGCGACACTCTTCTTTGTCGTAGAACTTCCCTTGTTTACTTACTGATCCATGCGGAAGCCCTAGCTTCTCCCATTCCCTTATTGTTGTTGTGGAAACATTGAAATATTTTGCAATCTCTGTTTGATTTAAGACTCGCTTATCAATTGCGGTATCTCTTCGTGCTTTTTCTATTTCATCAACAATAATTCCGTGTACAAAATCTCTTAGAGAAGCTTCATTTTCTGGAGTTAAAATCACTTCCATTTTTTACACCTCCTATCTGATTTTGTAATAAGCAATAATATCGGTCATTTGTTTCAGATGTTTTTCTGGATTGTTTAGGATTTTTCGTAGATATTGTTCTGTAATCCCTAACGCACTTGCTACATCAGGAATTTCCCAATCGTTAGATTTAAAATGGTCTAAAATTTTTTGACGCGTTTCTTGAACATTTGCCATGATTTTTCTCCCTTCTATAAATTTGTAAACAAATTTAACAACTATTTTCTATATTTAGTTGACATACGCTGAGTATTACTCTATACTATGAGCATAGTTAAATAAGGCATTAATATATTGATTTAAAAGCTTTCTTGGCGGTAGGCGTTTTATTATCAATAATATTTTTTGTTGTCTTTTTAGTTGTTAAACTCGTTTACAAAAAATAGTATAGCTTATTATTCAGAATTAATCAACTAAATTCTGCTTATTTTTCTAAACTTTTTTTGTAAGCATTTAGAAAGGTTGATAAATCAATGAATTCTTATGAAATAATAAAAGAATTGGCAAAGCAAAAAAAGTTATCGATTAGACAATTAGAAATGAATTTAGGATATTCGAACGGTTATCTTGCAAAATGGAGAGTAAACACTCCTAATTCAGATGAATTAAGTCGCATAGCAGACTACTTTGATGTATCTGTTGACTACTTACTCGGAAGAGAGAATAAGAACATATCGAAGAGAGTAGATTTATCAGAAGATGATACTGTATTTTCATTTGATGGAAAAGAAATATCAAAGGAGACAATGCGTAAAGCAATTGCTATTGCTAAAGCTTTGGAAGAAAACGAGTAATTGGAGTGGTAGTTGGTATGTATTTAAAACTGAAAGAATTGCTAAGTGATTTTAATTTAAAATTGGTTTATATGGAAATGGAAG